ACGTTATTAAGAACGCCTTTGACTACACCGCCCACGGTTTGAGCCGCCGTTCCGCCGATAGCGTTCACGCCATCTATGAAGCCCTGAATGAGATTCGTCCCCAGCTGGTATAGCGTCCGGCTCACGTCCCCAATGGCGGTGACGATCATTGATGGCAGGCTCGTGAACCAGGGACGTAGTGTGCCATTCCAAAAGCCGGTCGCGGCGTTCATCAGGCCCGTCAACAGGTCGGTCCCGACGCCGCTCAACGTGCCGAGGACGTTTCCGATGGCGTCAAAGATGGCCTTGGGTAGATTCACGAAGAACAACTTCAGCGTGTCATCCCAGTAGGCCGTAACGGCGTTGAACAGGCCGGTCAGGAGGTCAGTGCCCACAGACGCTAGCGTGGTCGTTACGTCACCGATGGCCTCGAAGATAGCCGTCGGTAGGTCAACGAAGAACAGCTTCAGCGTGTCATCCCAATACGTAGTGGCCGCGTTGAATAGGCCCGTTAGCAGGTCAGTGCCCACACCCGTCAGCGTCGTTAGCACGTCGCCGATAGTAGTCAATACCAGGGTCGGAAAGCCGATGAACCAGAAGGAGAGCACGTCGTCCCAGTAGGAGGTGATGCCGTCATAGACGCCCTGCAAGAGCGCCTTACCCGCGTCTAGCATCAGAGGCACGAGGTCATTCGTAATGATAGAGGCCAGCGTGGTTAGCGACGTCCAGACCAGGTCTTTGATCAGGCCGAGCTTGATGCCGATGTCGGTAAGGATGCCGTCGAAGATGTGTACGACCAGGTCCTTGATGCCGTTCCACGCGCCCTCTATGTCGCCATGTATAAGGGCCGTCACGATGTTGATAATGTCCCGCACAGCCTTGATGGCCGTCTCTACGTAGTTTCTTATCGTTCCCCAGGCCGCTTGAGCCACCAGTTGCATCGCCGTGAACGCCCCCTGCACGAGCTCGCCGACGACAGGTATCCCCTCTAGAGAGTGAACCAGACCGTCTATGGCGCCCCGTACGTCGTCCCAGTGAGCCAGTAGCAACGTGCCGCCCGCCAGGATGGCCGCTATGGCCACGGGGATAGGGAATAGAGCGGCCACAAGTATACCTAGCGCTACGCCCAACGCGGCGATGGCGGCGGGGTTGTCCTTGAACCACTGCAGGATAGCCTCAGCCACGGGCTTCAACCCTTCAAACGTCTGCTTCAGTTGGCCAAAGGCGGCGATTAGCTCCGGCATCACCTCGTTGCTGACAAACTTCTCTACCGCCGGGATCAGGTGCGCCTCGATCCAGTCGCCTGCTTTGTTTAGTGCCGGTATCACGTCATTGACCAGCACCTCACCCACCTTCGCCATGATGGGCAGTAGCTGAGCGCCGATCCTCTCCTTGAGCTCGCCCATTTGGATTTTGACCTGCTCGAAATGGCCCGCCGTCGAGTTTGCGAATACCTCCGACTGACCCGCGAACTTCTGCTGAACCGCCGCGAACACGTCCGCCTCTGTAGCCCCGTCCTGTAAGGTGATGCCCAACTTTTTGAAGACGTTCACGTTCTCCTCGTTCACCTTGCCCAGGAGGCGCGACGCCTGCTCCAGCGGTATCCCCGCGCCTCGCGCCAGGTCTTGCGCCAGCGCGAACCGCTTCATTGCCTCTTCCGCGTTGCCGGTCTGCGCCATCAAGAGAGATAGCGAGCTCCGTGCCTCGTCGTCTGTAAAGGCGTGCTTCTGCGCTGCAGTGATGGCATCATTCAGCGCCCCGCTGAACTGGTCGTAGGAGACTCCTGTGTTCTCTACCGCCTGTTTCAACCGCAGGACGGACTGCACGTCCTCCGCCGCCGCCTTTGCCGCGTCGATCAGGAACCCCGGTGCCTTCATTAGGCCGGAGCCGATCACAAACCCGCTGGCGATCTGGGCGACGTTGCCTAGCGCTGAGCCGAAGCCGCCTAGCGTCCCCTTATGAGTCTCAGCCGTCTTACCAATGTTCTCGACATCGCCCTGGACGGCCTTGAGTGTCGCCGACGCCTCGTTGACCGCCTTAATGGCGACGGCTAGTTGGGCCTGCGAAGCCACGTGCTACCCCCGCATCTCGTGATGCCGCAGCATCGCCTCGATCTTCTGCGCTTGCGCCTCCCCGCGCAGCGCCAGCACCACGTCCTCGTAGGCACGCGCGTCCTGCAGAAGCGCGAGATAGGACAGGTAGCCGCCCACGCGATCCATGACGATTATCCAGGCGAGCTCCGCCGGAGCCGGGCTGATGCCTCGGCGCGCATTAGACCATTGCCGGATAAGTCCCGCCGCTCGTCCTCCGTGCGCTGCGCTGGGTAGAGCTCGTTTAGCGCCGCCTTCAGCGCCGCCACGCTTTCAGGGTCCAGGCGGCGGATGTTGTCCGGCGTGACCGGCTCGGGAAAGCTCCAGGCTCGGATCGCCACCTCCAGCGTCGCGAACTCCGCCGCCTCAATAATCTCCGGCGCGGCCAGCCGCTCTAGCCCCGATGCCGTGACCTCCGCACCTGTCAACAGCCGACGCTGTATCGCTATCTCGTCGCCCCGGCTCAACCGCTTGCGGACCTCCACCCACTCACCCTGCGCAGGTAGGTCTATTCGCACAGTTTCGGAGTCGTCGATTAGTGGCATGACCGTCCCCTTACAACGTGCTCAGCTTATTGATCACCTTGAACTCCAGCGTCTTCGCTCCTGTCGTGTCGTACACGCTCTCCATAGAGAGCGAGACTAGCACCTGGTCGCCATCCGTGCTGAAAGCCGGTGGGGCCACGAACCTGTACGCCCCGTCCACCTGGACGGTCCGCAGCGCATTAGCCGCCCCGGCAAGTGATCCCGTCTGGAGCAGGCGTATGTAGACGAGATCGTTCGCGCGGTAGTTGGTCAGCTTAGCTGCAGACACAGCATCTAGCTCCATGACGAGAGCAAGTTTCGCCATGATTGGGCCGACCTTGTGTACATAGAAGTCCCTGTCAGCCCGGTTCGCGATGACGAAGTCTGGCGCGTACCCTGTGGTGCAGTCAAAGGTCGCTGACCGGATCAGTCCCGTCAACTGTGTCGTGCCCAGCGAGGCCCAGCTATTGTCCCAATAGATGGCCAGGAGATGGGACACCAACACCTCTCGCGTAGAGTAAGGGGTTAGGCCAGGCGTCGCAGTGTCGGACTGCCGCGCACGGGCAAACAAGCTAGCCTTGAACTTCGCAGCGTCGTTGACCGCCCATGACATGCCGAAGCTCTGGGTCATGGCGTACCCGGCCTCGCCGTAGTAATGGTTGGTGACGCCGTCGGCGTGCACCATCTCCACGGTGGCCGTGTCGATGGTAGGCACGCCCGTAGTCAGTTCAGGCGTGAACGTCCACGTGTACGCGCTCGTGTCAGTCACCACACCCGTGACACCGCCCCTGACCCCCGTGAGCAGGAACCACAGGATTTCTTCGGCTGTCAGTTCCGTCTCCACCTCAATAGCGGTGCCCTTCCGCGTAATGACCCCGGCACCGCCGACGTTGGCCCGCACGCCGGCGGGATAGGACGACCGGTAGAAGTCCTGCTCCTCCGCAAAGCTATGGTTGCCTACTATCTGTCGCGTGGCCGCGACTAACGTGCCTTTAGTGGTCTCTTTCCCTACCTGAAGCCTGGTGAACTGCTGAATAGCTGTCGCCATTTAGTCCTCCTCGCGGTCGTCACCGACCCGTCCAGCCGCCGGTCCCCCAGCTGATTTGGGGGATCGTGCGTAGCGATACATGCCGCTCGCCACCTTTGCCGTCGCTACCTCATGATCTGTCTCATCGTGATCCGCCGCAGGCCAGCCCTCCGGAAGCGGTATCGCTCCCTCTATCACTGTAGGCCCGATGTAGATCAGCTTCATTCGTCCTCCTTCGTCACTATCCCGGCGCCGGCGTAGCCGCCGCCTGTTCGGATACCCTCAACGTCACGATATACCCCATGTAGTCACTGCCTGAATATTCCAGGTTGATCAGGCCCGTATGTGACGCCAGCGTGCAGCTGTTGGCCCGTGGGTTCGCGCCGCCCGCATCGGCCAGGAGCACGTTGCCCACGAACGCATCAATAAGCCTATCTACCATCGGCAGTACCAGACTGGCCGCGCTTCCTATGTCGCCGCTGGCCGCCTGATAGATCATCACCCTCACCTCGTAGGTATGCCGCCGCTGACCGGACGATAACATCGCCTCTCCGTCACCGGGGATGACCAGAGCGCAGGGCAGTTCGTTCAGCGCCGCCGGGACGCGTCGCGCGTCCGTCTCCGAGGGGGCGTAGACAGCCTCCAGGCCCGTGACGCCGGCCACGATCTCGCGGATGCGGGAGATCGTCGAAGTCATGCTCATCTAGTCCTCGCCCGCGCCGAGGCGGTGCCATTCCGCCTCTATCGCCTCGTTGATTATCTGTTCTAGCCGGGGCCGGACCGCACCTACGGCGGCGTCCCCCTTGATGATCCCGATGAACGGCTTCGGCCTTTGGCCTGGGCTCGCCCTGAACCGCTGGCCCGTGGCCTTCTGCGCACGCCCCATGAAGTCGCGGTAGTACCAGGAGCGCCCGAACTCCATGCTCTTGGCGCCGGGGTGCTTCACACGTATCGAGGCCCTCAGCCGGGGAGCGCTGCCCGTAACCCCCCGGAACGTCACCGTCGCCGGCATGCTACCAGGAGCCCGGCTCTCTATCTCACGCTCCAGCAGAGCGCCCGCCTCCTCCAGCGCCTTGCGTAGGAACGGCGCGTCGTCTTCGGCGAGCGCTTTCAGCACCCTTGTCAGACTCTTGACGCCGTGAACCTCAATGCTGACCGTCGCTGCACCGGCCATCTACGCCACTCCTAGTAACCGGTAGGGGCTCAACATGTCTCGGATCGCCGGGTACAGGTGCCGGAAGGTCACGCCACCAATCTCCGGTGCTCCCATCATGCCTCCGTATCCCGTCTTCTGCTCAGTCCAGAACCGCCCCACCTGCATCAACACGGCCTGCTCAATAGGGCGCGGGTACCGGCGGCGGTGGATGGCGGCGCTCTGCGCATGAGAGGCCGCCGTCGTCCCGTTTATGCCCCGCACTACTGTAAGGTGCGTCGCGTCCGGGACCGCTGAGACCGTCATCTGCTCATCATCGATGCGAATCGTCTCACCCCGCGAGATAGCGCTGGAAGCCGCTACCTGTACGCTCGTGGCCGTGGCGTTGATCCCGCCAGCGTTCTGCACCGCCTGGCCGGTATCCTCTACCTCGTAGGAGTAGCCCCAGGTCGCAGTAATCCGCACAGTCCGCCGCCCCAACGGCCAGGCGCCCAGGGACGCCGTGGCCCGTAGGTCTAGCCGTAGGTATGGCGGCCCGTCGTTCGGGAATAGTACGTAGTCGGTACTGGCCACCGGCGTCTCGTAGACACCATCGTCGTCCTGGTCAACCGTCACCGTGGCCGCGCTCAGCACGTCCAATACCCATAATCGCGTCGTCCCGTCACCGTCATAGTCACGAGTCGCCACCACGGCCCCGAACGTGCGCCCGCACACGTCATCCACGGCGCGGCTCATCCGCTCCGCCAGGCGTAGCAGGTCGGCGTCGAAAGACCCGTCGGCCTTCAGGTCGTCGAGGCGCACGTAGACGTCGCCCACCAGCGCTTAGCCCCTCTGGCCCCTTTGCCGCCGCCGGGCCGGAGCCATAGTCACCTCTCGCGCCTCAGCGACTGCCTCCTCCGGCCCCGCCGCGTCCTCACCCGCCGCCAGCTCTGCTGCGCCTGACGCCATGACCGCCAGGGCTACCTCCTCGGCCAAGTCCAGCACATCGCCCGCAGCATGGTCGGCACCGTTCACTATGACGTCCCGTGTTAGCCGTATTCGCATCACCATCTCCTCCGGGGATGGGGCGACTCTCAGCGAACCGCCCCATCCCCTTCACGCTAGGGCAGCGCCCTACGTGGTATCAGCGTCCTTGATAACGGCGAAACTACCGCCATGCCGCACGCCCACGTCAGCGTTAGCCAGCGTCACGATGCGCACGGTGCCAGTAGTTGACGCCGTGTACGGGTCCACGATCACCTCGATGTCGCCCCAGATGCCGATGAGTAGCTCCTCCCAGTTCCCGAAGAACACGGCGCTCAAGTTGGTGCCGGTGCCCTTCGTCAGGTTCGACGCCACCAGGTTGGTCACCAACGCGCGGTACCCGTTCACTGGAGTGTCACCGTCACCCCAGACGAAGATTGCTTCCGTGCCCGCCTTGCTCGTGGCCTTCAGCTTTCGCCGCACTTTCGGGTTCGTGATGTAGGCCAGCCGACCAACGTCGGCGTTGGCAATAGCTACCTGTTCCTCCAGTGCCACGATGTGCGCCCAGGTGGGTGCACCGCCGTTGGCGCCGATGGATACCACGCCGACGCCGGACTGGTTGATGACACCCGTCGGCTGGTTGCTCGCACCGGTGCCGTGCAGAGCGGCCCGGTCGATCTCCGTGGCCAGCGCTGCCGTCATGTCGCTCCTGACCATAGCCTCTACGTCGAAGGACGCCTGGAGGAGGGTCTGCCGGGTGATGTCGCTGAAGGCCGCCAGCTGCTTCGGTGAGAGTTTCACCTGCCCAAACGTCTGCGTCGTCTCGCTAGGAGCTGCGCCCTCAGCTACCCACGCACCCGTCGCGCCGCCGGCGAGTCGCGGGAACTGCACGTCCCCACGCAACCCCGTCAACACGGTAGCACCTGCCGCCCGCGTCACCAGGCGGTCACGGAGCAGGTCAATGGGGGGCTGGAACTCTGTGGCTACAATGTCCACGCCCTCCGTCCCGACCGTAATGTCTCGGCGTTCGCCGTTGGCCATTACGTCCCAGGGCACGTAGACGCCCTGAGTCTCCCGGCCCAGCGATCTGGCCACAGCGTCCGACGCCTCGAACTCTAGCGCCGCCTCTGCCCGTGACCCTAGCCCAGCCAGGGCGCGGATAGCTCTGAGCAGGCTGTAGCGCCTGATCTCTCCCTTAGACATGCCGATAGACGGGTCGCCGCCGCCGGTGCGAGTTACAGGGCCGCTGGAGACGTACCGTATCCGCTCCGCTGCCATCTGCTGATCGCGCTCGATGCGGGCCGTTAACCGCTGTACCTCGGCCACGATCTCCTCGGCCCGCTTCTCCTCCTCCACCGTGATCTCGCGGCCCTCCTCCTCCGCCTTAGCCGGGATGGCGTCGTACTCGTCCATCAACGCCGCCCTCAGCCGTTTCATCTCGTCGATATTCAACGCTCTTGCCCTCCTGTGAATTAGGCTGTGATTAGCGCCCGGAGCAAGCGGGCTCTCCACCGCAGCGCCTCCATGCTCCCGCCGTGTGCCCTCTCCTCAGGCGGCACGACGCCGGTGTGCCCCTCCTCAGCGGGCGGCACCGGCAGGCGCGTCGATAGATATGCCACGAAGCGGGAAAGGGTCTCTACCTGGCCGTTATCCAGTTCGCCCCCCTCTACCGCCTCTATAGCCTCAATCAAGGACGCCAGGGGCGGCGCGTCCTCCGCCGGCCACGCCCTGGCCGTCACAGTCGTCTGGGGATACGCCGGGAAGGTCACCACGCTAACGTCGAACAACCGCACCTCCAATATCTCCCTTATCGGCTCCCCATTCTCGGTTACCATCCGCTCCCGCACCGGAACGAAGCCGAAACTGCACTGGTCTATGTCACCGCGCTCTACGCTGGTCATAACGCTACGTGCCCACTCTGTATCAGGCGGCGTCACCTCGAAGGCCAACCCGCGCTTATCCTCTGCCAGCGTCAACGTGCCCGCTTTGGTGCGCCCTAGCACATAGTCGGGGTTATGGTTGAATAGGGCTCGTACGTCCGCTGACCGGAGAATCCGAGTGGCAGCGACAATTCTCCGAACACTGCGGCGTAGCCGGCCAACTTGGTAGCCGCGCCCTCCGCCGCCCGCACCTCGGCGTCCAGGGCCGCTACCCGCCGTTCTATCATCCAGGAGGCCGGGTCCAGGGCGTCTACACCGGTTACGATGCTCCGCTCCCGGAGCGGCGCCGGCTCCACGTCCGCGTCCTCCAGGTGCCTGGACAGGTGCCGCCATATCCCCTGCCGGTCACCTGCCCAGCGTGGCCGCGTACCAGGCCGGAGCCGCCCGCCGTTCAGCGTCGCGATCCCCAGCTGGCAGGCCGTGATGTTGGCGGGGCCGATAGTCCCGTCCGCCGCCACCTCATGGTGGATAAACGCGTAATGGGCCTTCGAGGTGCCGTCCTCGTCGTCGTCTCGCCACGCATACGCCTGACTGTAGTATGCCGGCGTCGCGTCCAATTCCAGCCGCGCCTCATTGGCCGGTCCGTCCCAGGCCCGGTCGCTAGTTTCGGTCGTATGAGGCCGGATCGCTGACCGCTGCTCAATAGCCAACGTCATAGCACGCCCTCCCTTAGGCCGGCTCCATTAGCTGACGCGCTGCCGCCGCTGACCGGAATCATGTTCATCGGCGTCAGGTATTGGTCTCCCCCTGCTATCGGGTTCATATTCTCCCGCTCCCGAATGTCATTAGCGCTGAGCCATCCCCATTGACGGCCCACGGCGTATGCCTGATACCGGCTAACCGTATCGCCCCGCAGCAACCCCTCCACGAGGTGCTCGATGATGATGTTGCCGCGCTCCTCAGGCAGCAGGAGCGACGCCGACAGACGTTGCTCCCATCGCACTAGCCAGGGCCGTACAGTATCCACCACGTGCTCAATCGACTGATGTTCCACGTTTGAGAACGTGGCGTGCGTCAGGTCTTGAATCTTATGCGGCTGCATGCGGTAGATACGGGCGATCTCTGACACCGTGAACTGCCGCTGCTGAAGGAATTGCGCGTCCTCCAGCGGCATCGTCCACGGGTGCAGAGTCATACCCTCCTCCAGGATAGCTACCCGTTGCATCCTTGATAGCCCGCCGTGGTTGTTCTCGAAATAGGCGCGTAGCCGTTCCTGGGCCGCTGCTGACAACTGGCCAGGATGTTGCAGCACTGCGGACGGCGCCGCACCCGCCTCGAAAAACCGCCAGGCCAGCTCCTGACCGCTCAGGCCCAGGCTGATAGCCGTGCGCTGCGCGGCGATGGGCGACATGCCCTTCAAGCCGTCTGTCCCCAGGCCCCGGATATGCAGCATTAGCCGCGCCGGCAGTACCGCCGTTTCCCCTAGACGCCCCGCTGGCCTCAGGCCGGACAATCGCACCACGTATTCTAGGCCGCCCGCCTGATTACGGCGTATGTCCACGCGCGAGGGGTGAATAGGCCAGAGGCCGACGGGCCGCCCATCACTGACCTCGATCTCAGCGTAGGCGTTACCCCATAGCAGGAGATGCGCCATCATCATCTCCCGCAACTCATAGCTAGTCAGTTCGGGGTTCGGCGCATCGTGTAGGAGGCCGTACAGGGGATGGTCTATAGCACGTTCGCGTGACCGCCCGTTCCGCCTGTAGACAATGAGAGGCAGAGCGGCCACGTCCTCCGCCAGAACCCGCACGCAGGCCCAGACGGCTGGTAGAGCCAGGGCGCCATCCTCTGTTACGCGACGGGGCTGGTTCGCGAGCATCGTGGATAGCGCAGCGGAGTACTTAACATCCCGCGCCTCTACGCTCCCTCTATCCTGCCGCCCCATGAGGCGGCTAAAGAACGACAAGCCCCCTGTCCTCGTAGACGCTCGGACGCTG